TGGTGGAACTTTTAATTCTAATAATTTTGGTAAAGACTATGAGATGGTTCAAAATAATCTCAAAGATTTAATTCAAAATGGTAACCTTGCTTTAGAAAGTGTATTAAAAGTAGCAACCGAATCAGATAGTCCGCGTGCATTTGAAGTAGTTGCCATAATGTTAAAAACTATGGCAGATTTAAATAACAATGTGCTTTCTGTACATAAAAGTGCCAAAGATATTACCTCTGCCACTGCCACTAAATTGACTCAAACTAATAATTCAGTATTTGTTGGATCAACAAAAGATCTACAAAATCTGTTAAATAAAGAGAGAAGTACTGAAAAAGTAATTGATGTGGAGGTTATAAATGAAGGCGCAAAACAGCAATAATATTGGGTATAGAAATAACTCAAAATTAAAACCACCTGGTGTAGATATACAATATTCAAAAGAGCAGCTTGAAGAATATATCAAGTGTGCTAATGATCCTGTCTATTTTTGTAGTAAATACGTAAAAGTAAAAACTCTTGATAAAGGTATTATGCCTTTACAGTTATATGATTATCAACAAAAATTTGTTAATCAAATTCACAAAAATCGATTTGTTATTTCTAAATGGCCTCGTCAGTCTGGAAAGTCTACTTCGGTTATTGGATATATTTGTCATTACATAACATTTAATCAAAGCGTTAGTGTAGCAATTTTAGCTAACAGATTAAAAACAGCAAAAGATGAACTATATTCTAAACTGCAATTAGCATATGAAAACTTACCACAGTTTTTACAACAAGGTGTCGTAGAATGGAATAAGACATCAATGAAGCTAGAAAACGGATCTAGAGTAATGTGTGATGCAACATCATCTGCTGCAATCCGTGGTGGTTCATTTAACTTTCTTCTTTTAGACGAATACGCCTTCTTGCCCTCACATATTGCAGAAGAATTCTATGCATCAACATATCCAACAATTTCAGCTGGTACCACTACAAAACTTGTAATTGTATCTACACCTAATGGACTCAATCATTTTCATAAATTATGGATTGATGCAAATAGAGTTGATGGTCATAAACAAAAAAATAAATTTATTCCAGTAGAAGTAAGTTGGAGAGACGTTCCTATATCTCCGGGTGGACCAAAAAGAGACGATGTATGGGCAGAAGAGCAGATTGCTAATACAAGCCCTGAACAGTTTGAACAAGAGTATGGATGTAGTTTTTTAGGTTCTAGTAATACATTAATTAATACTAGTAAATTAAATGTTTTGGCTGGTGAAGAACCTTTATATGAAACAAATGAAGGTTTGCGAACATTTGCATATCCTGAAAAAGATCATACGTATTTCTTGCAGGCAGACGTGTCACGTGGGCAAGGTGCTGATTACTCTGCCTATACCATTATAGATGCTACAACTACTCCTTATCAAGTTGTGTCCACATACAGAAATAATACAATAAGTCCATTTCATTATCCAACTGTATTAAATTCTGCAGCAAAATTATATAATAATGCATTTGTTTTAATAGAAACAAATGATCTGGGGGGGCAAGTTTCCGGTATATTGCATACCGATTTAGAATATGAAAATGTTTTAATGACAAAAGTTCTTGGAAGAAAAGGACAAATTCTATCACAGGGTTTTGGTGGAGTTGGTAAAAATGAAATGGGAATACGTACTACAGCACAAACTAAAAAAATTGGATGTGCTATTTTAAAGCGACTTATTGAAGACGACAAAATTTTATTAAATGATGAAAGAATAATTGCAGAACTTACGGCATTTGTATCAAAATCTAATACTTTTAAAGCCGAAGATGGTCACCATGACGATTTAGTCATGTCTTTAGTGTTTTTTGCATGGTTAACGAGACAAGATTATTTTGCAGATTTGATCGAACAAGGTAAATTTAATTATGAAGAAGGATCAAATCCAGAAGATGATAACATATTAATATCACCACAACAAAAAAATGAAGATGATGGTGAAGAGTTTGTGCAAGGTGGTTTAATTTGGTACCCAGCATAAAATGCTAAATATTTTGACAGAATAAGGAATCTAAATGCCATCATTAAGCTCATTTCTCAGCACTAATCAATATACTAAAGAAAGTACATCTGTAGTTCTTTTAGCAGGCATGCAGCTCGGAACAGGATATGCTGGTGTCACATTTAACGGTGTTTCGGGTGCAGCAGGCAATGATCCAGGTGGTTTATTTGGATGGCTAGTGTATTCCAGACGATATCGATATACCCCACCAAAAGGAACTACAGGCGATACTTATATTGTATACACAAATCCTCAAGATTTGGCAGGAGATTTAAATAAACTTTCTGGAATTACTGGTTTTATGATAAGTGCACAAAATTCAGGTGGCACTTTTGGAATGTTTGAAAAAACAGGTGTTGTACAAAATGTTACTCGTATAACTCCAAGAACCGTTGGTAATGATTTTTTACATGCAATTAATTATTTGGCATATGGTGGAACATTAGTTGTTGCAGGCGGACCGACTGGATTTACCAAATATCAAACAGATACAAATAAAAAATTAGATGTTATTATTGGTCAAGCTGCAACAAGTAATTTAGTCCAATGGTTAATTTCTCAAGACTATTCTACTGGTATTTTCCCATCCATAGCTGATTCATCAGGAGTTACCGGAAATGGTTTAACTATGGGTGATTATGTATCTTTATCTGGTAACTGCACCGGAGAAATAGCAGATAGAATGTTTAATGTGTATGGTATTAAAACAGTTGCAGACTTAGATACTGCATCTTTAGTTAATGGTAGTAAAATTACTTACAATATCCCAGCAGTAGGTGATGTTGGTGGGTTCTTTGCTAGATCTAAAAACAGAAATCAACTATATTTAACTGTTGCTGGTATAAATCTTGCAAAAGTATTAAATGGAAATATAAGTAATGCTATTGAATGGAATAGCAGTTTAAAAGAATCATTAAAAACAAATCGTTTAAATTTCTTTGTAAACAATCAAAGTGCTCCTAATTTCTTGGGAGCGGATTTGGTTGGTGTAACAGCAAATGCAACAATTATAGCTGAAGATCGAATTGGTGTGTCGAAACTTAAATCTGCAATATACCAAGATTTAACAAATATTGGTATGAAATATTTGTTCCAACCCAACGATACACAAACAAGAACGTATGTAACATCTGAAATAAGAACGGCTCTCAGTAAGTATAGTCAATTTTTGTTTACAGCAGCTACACAAATTACATGTGATAGTACGAACAATGATGATTTTAGCACGTCACTTAATATGACAGTTGTCGTTCAACCAATTTTGAGCTTGGATAGTTTTGAAGTATCACTAACTGTTGTAACACAATAATGGCAAATAGAAACTCCATAATCAATTTTAAAAACGGGTTTAATGGAGGAACCCGTGCAAACCGCTTTGTTGTTGTTCCTTCATGGCCTACAAAAGTTCCATTTACTCAATCCGATGCTACATTTAAAATGGTATCTGCATCTTTACCGGGAACTCAAATAAATACAATTCCGGTTCCTTATCGCGGTAGAATGTTATTGTTACCCGGAGATAGACAATATAGTACGTGGGCAGTTGGTATATACGATGATAATAATACTCAGAATTTGTGGAAATCTATGCATACATGGTCAGAATTGATGGATGGACATTACACACATTTAGTAGATTCTGATGATTTTAATTATGATTCTTTACAAAAAACATGGATAGTAAAACAATTAGATGCAAATGGTGGTTTATTAAAAACAATAACACTTTACAAATGTTGGCCATCGGTTGTGGGTGAAGTGGAATTAAACATGGGAGATGCAGGATTTAGTTCTTTTAGTACTACTTTAACTTTTGATTACTTAAAAATACAAGACAACTATAATACTTAAAATGCTAATTAATGATTTTAAAAATAACTTCTTTGGTGGAAATAGAAAAAACCGTTTTCGTATTACGGGCAGTTTTCCAACTGGTGGTGGTTTTACAGATTATCATGTTCGCGCTACAACAATTCCAAATTCAGCAGTAAAAACAATTAGTTATCAACATTTTGGAAGATTTTATCACTATCCTGGAGAAAGAGATTACGGTACATGGTCTTTCAATGTTTGGGATGATACTGGTAGCAACAACATTTGGGGTAGAATCCAAAAATGGCAAGATTTTATTAATAATCATGATACAAATGTTAGCACGATAGATCCAGATGATTATAAAGCATATAACTGGAAAATTCAACATTTAGATATAAATGGTAACCAGAATCCACAAAAAGAATGGATTTTGAATGGTTGTTGGCCTACCGGAATTCAACCGATTCCACTTAATATGGGTAATCCAAATACGTTAAATAGTTTTAACGTTATTATTGCGTTTGATTATATTGAAATTAGTGATATTACAAAAGATTAACAAGGTGAAACATGGAACTACCGCTTTTAGGATTTTATTTTGGTAAGAAAAAAGATGAGAACAAGAAAAGCCTAGAACAGGCTAGTCCTGTACAGGCTATAACTGCACCAGAAGTTTATGACGGTACGGTTACAATTGAGGCTGGTGGTTTTTTTGGTACAGCTTTAGATTATGCAGCATCAACACGTGATGAAACACAGTCAATTATCATGTACAGAAATATGTCTGTATATCCTGAATTAGATAATGCGATTGATGAAATTGTAAATGCGTCGATAGTTCAAGGAACTGATCATAAACCAGTTAAATTAGATTTAACACATTGTCCAGTTTCCGATCAAATCAAAACAAAAATATATAAAGAATTTGATACAATCTTACATCTATTAGATTTTAATCATAAATCATATGAAATTTTTAGACGATGGTATATTGATTCTAAAATTTATTATAATTTGGTTATTGATAAAGACCTACCAAATGAAGGTATCAAAGATATTATACCAATTGATCCTTTAAAGATTAAAAAAGTTCGTAAGGTTCATAAAGAAGTTGACAAATCTTCAAAAAATCAAATGGTATCTATCATTAAAGATATCGAAGAATATTACATTTATACAAATACTGATAAAGAATCTTATGTACTTACTGGTCCACAAGGTCTTCATTTATCGTTAGACAGTGTTGTATATGTTCCATCTGGATTGGTTGATTTAAATAGCAAACGTGTTTTAGGTTATTTACATAAAGCAATTCGTCCACTAAACATGTTGCGTCAAATGGAAGATGCCTTGTTGGTTTATAGAATTGCTCGTGCACCAGAACGTCGTATTTTTTACGTAGACGTTGGTCAGTTACCAAAACAAAAAGCTGAACAGTACATGCGCGACATGATGAGCCGTTTCCGCACACGCCTTACTTATAATCAAGATACCGGTGAAGTAAGAGATGAGCGTAAGCACATGTCTGTACTGGAAGATTACTGGTTACCTCGCCGTGAAGGTTCACGTGGTACAGAAATTACTACGCTTCCTGGAGCCCAATCTCTTTCACAAATTGAAGATGCAGAATACTTCAAAAAGAAACTATATGGTTGCTTAAACGTTCCAATGAGTCGTTTGCAACCAGAAACAAATGGTTTCAACATGGGTAGATCTACAGAAATATCTCGTGAAGAAATTAAATTCTATAAGTTTATTGATCGTCTTCGTTTTCAATTCTCAAGGTTATTCCTTGATACATTAAGAGTTCAGTTGTTGCTTAAAGGTGTAATGACGGATGAAGACTGGCGACATTTAAAGAATGACATCAATGTTATTTTTACTACTGATAATTATTTCTGGGATTTAAAAGAAGCAGAAATACTTGCAGAACGTGTTAAAATGTTGTCGTATGTTGAACCATATGTTGGTAAATATTTCTCAACAGACTATATTAAACGCAATATCTTGCGTTACACTCCTGAAGAACTCAAAGGTCTTGAGAAAGAAATGG